CCGAGAATATTGCCCGTCATTGAAGAAATACAACCGAATTACCCATTCCCGCAAGTATCATTTGATACAAATAAAGTATTCGATCAAATACATATAAGAAATACATATATCAGAGCAATGAATGATGCCTTAAAAGAAAATGAAATTGGATACAATGACAGGATAAGGTATTTGTCCAGAAAATGGTTCTCATCACCTCAAAACATTGAAAGAATAATAACAGATAATACGGAGAAATAAAACCTTACTTAAAAGTAAGTAATCTTATATAAAACTATTTTGATAAACTCGACATTAAAATCAAGGCATTAAAAACATTTTTGAATTAACAACACAATTAAATAGCCAAAGGAAAATGCTTACGACCGCAATAACTGAAATGAAAAAACGAGGAATAAGCAAAGCAAAAGCAGAATCTGAATATCGGATTGCTTTGGCAACTAAAATGCTCAAAGAACGTGAATCTGGAACTCCTGTAACTATTATAAACGATATATGTAGAGGCTCAAAAGAAATTGCATCATTAAAAATGGAAAGAGATATTGCCGAAACATTATATGATTCGTGTTTACAAAAGATATATCAAACCAAAATGGAGATTGGTATCATAGAGAACCAGATGAATGCGGAGAGGAAGGGGCTCTGATATGTCTGTTAAAAACGGAACAAAAACGGGGGGTAAGGATAGCAAAGGGCGTTTTGTTGCGGGGAATAAATTAGGCAAAGGGCGACCAAAAAAAGATTTGTGTGCCTCTGATCTTATAAGGGCAAAAGGCGATTCTATTGCAGAAGATGGACGTTCTGAATTACAAATTATTATTGACAAATTATATCAAAAAGCAAAAGGTGGAGATTTAAGGGCGATTGAAATGATATTTGATAGATTAGAGGGTAAACCAACACAAATGGCGAATGTGAATTTTAATAATCCCGTATCATCCGTTCAACTTGTAGAATCAAAAGATGTTTGATTTAAAATTTAGAGAAGAAAATTACTTTCCAACACAATGGCAATTTCTGACATCTGACAAACCGATCAATGGATATATTGGCGGATTTGGTAGTGGAAAGACTTATGTCTTTTTAAGGAAAACATTATACAATTTATTAGATAAAAAAAATGAATCTGGATTGTCTAATGGATGGATCGTTTACCCAACGTATGATCTTGCGGAAGAATTGTTTGTGCAACCATTTAAAGAACTACTTGAGCAAATTGAAATGCCTTATGAATATAATCAAGCAAAGCACAGATTCACAACTCCCGCAGGAAATGTAAAAATATATCAATTGCAGAAGGCACAAAGGATTGTGGGGAGTGAATTGACATTTATAGGATTTGACGAATTTGATATTGAATCATACAAGAATTGTGATGTGGCATTCAAAAAAGCAATTGGAAGAATGAGGGGATCAGAAAATTGCGAAATATATATTGTTTCTTCACCAGAGGGATATCATTATTTATATAAGATATTTGTTGAAGAAGATAATGAAGATCGTTTTTATGTAAGGGGGAAAACAACAGATAATAAGTATTTGCCAAAGAATTATATTAAATTGCTAGAATCTAATTATGACGATAGAATGCTCAAAGGATATAGAGATGGATTATTTCAAAATTTCCAACAAGGTCAAACTTATTATTGTTGGAATCGTGATAAAAATATTCGTGAATATAAGTATGATCCGACATTACCCATTCATATCGGAAACGACCAAAATGTCGATCCAATGTGTTCGGTATTGTTTCAAGTTCATAGCATTGAACCAACAATCAGAATATTTGATGAGGTTGTAATTCGACATAGTGGGGGGAATGAATTATTGACCGAAAGAATGTGCAGAGAAATTAAAAGAAGATACCCAAATTCTAGGGGTTTTTATATATACCCAGACGCATCAAGTAGGGCAAGGAAAACATCAAGCAGACGGACAGATTTCCAAATTATCAAGGATGAATTTGAAGGTATTGGGGAGGTGTTAATTGAAAGAAGAAATCCATCTGTGATTGATCGGGTGAACCTAGTTAATAAGACAATGGAATCGTTAATTGTTGATCCATCTTGTAAAATTATGATAAGGGATTTTGATATGGTTTTAAACAAACCCAACACCCGCGAGATTGATAAGGGGAGTAATAAAGAATTATCACATATTTCCGATGCGTTGGGGTATGCGTTAGTAAAATTAATAGGAATAAAAAAACATAACGTGAGGGCATTACAACGATGAGTAAAGCAATTGTATTAAAAAGTAGATATGATGCACAACAACAGGAAAAGGATGAGTGGACACAAAAGAGGTTAATGGCTCTCGATTTTTATCAAGGAAAGACAGATGAATATGTATTGAATGAATACATTGGTTCTTCAAGAGATAAGATCACACCCTCTCAATCTGGTATCACTAAACGGATTATTGATCGCACATCATTGGTGTATGAACAAACACCAAAAAGGATTGTAACGGGTAACAGATATGAGGAGTTTATTCACCCCAATAAAAACCAAAGATTACAACGATTTGAAAGACTTGTTTCATTGCTTGGTTTAGTAATAATCAAACCTTGTTGGAATGGTGAGCAAATTGAATACCATATATTAACAGATTTCGAGCCAGAATTTGGTGATGATCCATTAAAACCAATTGCATATTCATATCCATTAGCAACAAGATCAAGTGTATATGATGACACAGAAGAAACTTGGATGTATTACTCGGACAATGAAATGTTTAAATATACCTCTCATAACAATCAAAAAATGTATTCAGAAGAAAATCCAGAAGGTGGGAATCCATATTTAAAAATGCCCTTGATTCCTGTTTTTAGAGATGGGAAACCAGATACATATTTCCTTGATACAATTGCATCGGATACATTAGTTCGTGGACATTTAAAAATCTGTGATTTATTAACTACCAAACATCAAAATCAAAAGTATCAAAGTTTCGGAATGATTGTTGCATCTGGTGAAATGGATAATAAATATTTAGAGATTGCACCCGATAAGATTACAAGAATTGAGGTTGATTCTAATATCCAAATATTATCTCCACCAGATACATCACAAAGCATTGATGCAAGTATTCGAACAATGTATAAAATGTTAGCACAAGATTATCATTTAAGCACATCATTCGTTGATGAATCCGAACAAGCATCTTCTGGTATATCATTAGCAATTAGAAATGCAGAATTAAATTCAAAACGCAAGAGTGATATTTCTAGATATAGGGCATTTGAACACGAATTACACGAAATGGAAAGACTTATTATTAACCATCACACAGGGGTTGATATTGGTGAACTTGAAATGGTGGATTTCGGTGAATCGGAAGAAGTATATTCACCAGAGCAACGCAGAGCATTGGAGAAGGAAGATTTGGCAATGGGAATCAAGGATTTGGCGGATATAGTTATGGAGAGGAATCCAGATATGTCAAGAGAAGATGCGGAAGAATATCTTGCCGAAAGAAACAAATCAAAACAAGTGATTAAACAGAAATCAGACACCCCAAGCAATATATTTAAAATTGGCGAGTAAAATAGAAAAATATCTTGACCGCATTGATTCCTTGAAGGATGTGGTTGAAAAGAATAGCGAAAGCCTATTGAAAAATATAGATTTGAATAAATTAATGGCAGAACCTCGCAAATATTTAAAGATATATGCAAAGGCATTTTATGAGGCACATTCTCAAGAGATGTTGAAAGCAATATCAATTGGAGAAAAGCACGGAAGGGATGTTGTAAAATGAAAATGAAATTGGTGAAAGAGAGTTTTGATTTTAATAATGTTCCAAATATTCACAAACTTGTAAATCGGGTTGCACAGATCATTGTGAAGGATGTCAAAGATGGTGTTGCAAAGGGTGTTGATATAAACGATCATAAACTTGAACCATTAAAACCATCAACGATAAGGGCAAAAAAAAGCAGAGGATCAAAAACACCAACAAAACCTTTGCTTGATACCCACAGGATGGCGGGAAAATCTGGCGGAAAAGGAATATATTTAGATCAAAGAGCATCAAAAGGGAAACACAGGGCAACAATAAAGATTCCCGCAGATCGGCAATATGTTGGCGGTGTGCATAATGAAGGACTTGGAGATATGCCAAAACGTGAATGGTTTGGTATCTCAAAAAGAGCCGTAAAACGTGCCGATAAAATGGTGAAAGAGTTTATGCGACTATTATATAAGGTTAGGGGTAAATAATGCCAAGAACATACCAAGATGAGGCAATTATTATTGAAGCAGAGTTGTCTGCATTGGCGGAAAAGGTTGCAATTGATATTGAATCGCTAATATTAAGAATGTCATTATCGGGTGCAGAAGAATCCGTTATTACTGCAACATTATTTCAAGACTTACAATCAAGCGGAGTATTATTTGGACAATTTAAAAATGGAGTAAAAAACGCAACAAAAGATGCCTTATTGAATGTCGCAAATATATCGGCAGAAAAAGAATTTACAAAGGCGGGTGTTAAGACTTTTAAATGGATTACGATTTCGGGGAATCCTTGCCCCGATTGTGCAGATCGTGAAGGTGAGGTTGGAACTGCCGAATATTGGGATGCAGTAGGACGTGAAAAGTCTGGTTTTAGTGTGTGCGGTCGTCATTGTCAATGTCAAATTGTTCCCGCAACGTATAAAGGCGATACGAAAATCATAAGAAAATAATCCCCATCCTGTCAAGAACCTTACCAATAAGTAAGTAATTTCATATAAATCCACCTCTCTAATATTGGGTGTTCATCAACTCAACAAGAGAGGTAAAAATGTCAAACGAAACCCCATCAAATCCAGATGTAAAATCGGATTCCACCAAAGCGGAAGGTGTAAACGAAACCGCACAAGGCACAAAAGCCGAAACAAATGACACAATTCCAAGAGCAAGATTGAATGAAGAAATTGCAAAACGAAAAGAGTTGGATGCAAGACTTTCAGAATTTGAAAAGGCAAAGGAGATTGAGGCACAGAAGAAATTGGAAGAAGAAGGTGAGTATAAAACCATCTTATCCAATAAAGACGCTGAATTATCCAATAAAGACGCTGAAATTGAAAGATTAAAACCTTTTGAAGAAGAACTTGTGAAATGGAAAAAAGAGCAGAGAGATGAAATTCTTTCAACAATGTCCGATGTGGACAGAGAAGAATTTGGCGATCTCCCTTACGGGCAACTAAAAAAGGTTGCAAGAAGATTAAATGTAAATGAAAAATCTGTTCCTGTTGATGTTGAAAAGCCATCACAAAGACAATTCCAAGAAACAGGAGTTGGTGACTTTCGTGATTCGGCAAAAGGTTTGTCGGCAAAACAACGTCAATCAAAATGGACGGATTTTTTGAAATCACAAAAATAAATTAAGGAGTTAATCCAATGGCAGATACAAGTCAAAGACAGGGTGCAACGAGTTTTTTGCAAGACCTATGGACAGGTGCGGTTTTAAAATACGCAGAGGTAAACTATAGATTAAGAAATGCAGTTACTGATTTCACATCATTAACAAATGGCGGTTTTGGTGAGAACATTAACATTCCAACATTGAGTTCAGAAACGGCAGTTGATTACACAGGAATTGATGGTAGTTCAAACGATACTGCGGTGACATTCACAAATGATACTGACGGGCAAGTTACTATCAATTGTAATAAACAACCCGCAGTTGCTAAAAGAATTAGCGACATCGTTGCAACTCAATCATCATTTGATATATTCGATGGTATGGCTAAATCAATGGCACAAGGTGTTTCAAAATCTGTTGAAAGTGGTATCAAAGCAGTAATGGTTGCAGACACAACAAACGATGTTCAGTTGGGTGCAGACACATCTGTTACCGATGCAGAATATGAAGTTGGGGTTCAAGGTGCAATTGCAAAACTACTTGCAAAAGATTGTCCGCTTGATGATGGTGGTTTATATTTATATTGCTCTCCAGCAATGTATTCATCATTGTTAAAATCTGATGATTTTTCACACGCAAATCTGCGTGGCGATGGTATGAATCCTCTTTCAAGTGGTGTGATCGGAACTATATATGGGGCGCAAGTTGTTGCATCTTCATTATGGGATAATGCAACATTAAGTGCGGACGAGGTTGAAGCAACTTTGTTCCATAGTTCATCAACAGGGGTTGCATTCTCTATTGAGCCAAATGTAAAAGCACAAGAGAATATTGCTTATTTATCAACTGACCTTGTTGCATCTTGTTGTTATGGTGCGGGTGTTATAAATGGCGATTTAATATCTAATATTAAAGTGTAAATAAATGATTAAGGGGGGCGATGTATTTCGCCCCCTTTATAAATACGGAGATTGTAAAAATGATAAAAAAAGCAAAGAAAAAAAGTTTCACAATCGGTTCTGCATTTGCCCAAAATGGTGGCAGAGGTGGGAAAATAACATCTAAAAGAATCAAGGGTTCTTCCCCCGCAATGGCAATGTCAAAAAGAAAACCACAAGTGGGTTTTATGACATTTAAGGATTTTTTTAATATACAATTAGGCCCCCTTGCTAAGGATATGTATAAAAGGAACCCCAATTTAATGGAACCATTAATTATGCGTGCTTACGAAGACCAAAGGCAAGAACAAAAGACGAAGAAAAATATCGGATCAAAACGTATTGGCAATGCCAAAGTCAGACAAAAAAGGTAGGCATAAAATAGTCTAATGCCAAAATTTGGGAAAAAATCAAAAAGGGTTTTAGGGGAACTGAACGAAGATTTGCAAGAACTTTTGAACGAGGTCATTAAATATGTGGACATTAGTCTTATCGAGGGCAAAAGATCACTTGACAGACAAAAGGAATTGAAAAAACTTGGATCAACTAAAACCCTTGATTCAAAGCATTTAACAGGCGATGCAATTGATCTTGCACCATACCCAATTGATTGGGAAAATAGAGAAAGGTTTATATATGTTGCGGGTATTATTAAGGGTATTGCCTTTGATTTGGGGATTCCTATTACTTGGGGCGGAGATTGGAATGGTAATTTTGATTTGTCGGATAACAATTTCGATGATCTTGTTCATTTTGAATTGAGGTATTAATGTCATCAAACAATTATAAATCGGCACAAAAACATAGAGAATGGGTTACAATGACACTTACCAGAATAAAAAGTGACGTTGAGCATATAAGAGAGAAGGTAATCGCAAATGAAAGACATTTATCACAACTCAATGGTCGTATCGGTAAGGCGGAGAATTCGATCTCTAAAATACAGGGTGTTGGCGGTGTTATTGCTATTCTGTTCACCTCCCTGTTTGGTTATTTTTTTAATAAAAATTAAGGCTTTTTGAAAACTAAAAAACATCGTAGAGCAGTTGTAATTCCAGATCAACATTATCCATTACACGATCAAAAGGCGATCAATTGTGTATTAAAGGCGATACGAATTATTGAACCAAACATCTTCATTAATTTAGGAGATTGTGGAGAGTGGTCAAGTGTTTCACATTGGAATTGGAAACGTAAAAAGAAGCCACCAATGGAATATCTATTGCCAATTATTAAGGATGAGGTTAAGCAAGTAAATGATGGAATTGGCCAAATGACGATGACACTCGACCACGTTGGTTGTAATGAGAGATATATGCTTACGGGTAATCACGATCATTGGTTAAATCAATTTGTTGAAGCATATCCATATTTGGATGAATTCACTTTTGAAAATGCTTGTCGATTAAAGGAACGAGGATATACAACATTGGCACATAATGAGCCTTTGAAGATTGGAAAATTGCTTTTTATTCACGGGGCATACGTTTCTGTTCATCACGCAAAAAAGCATCTGGCTCAATATGGGATGAGTATTATGTATGGACACACACACGACATTCAAAGGTTTACCCATACAAGACACGACAATTCGATCGGTGCGTGGTCAATGGGATGTTTGAAAAAAATGGATTCTGAATCAAATGAGTGGTTGTCTGGTCGATTACATAATTGGGGGCATTGCTTTGGAATTGTGGATTTCTTTCCAGATGGAAATTTTAAGGTTGAGGTTGTAGAAATTGTAAACGGGCGAACAAGTGTATGGGGACAAATAATAAATGGGTAATAATTATAAATATAATGATAAATCTTATCGCTAATTATATTGAATCAAAACCCAATTATTCGTGTCCTAATTACTGCGGTGTAGATCACGCACACATAAGGGTTAAATATGGATTTTCTGACAGAATATTGGGAACAACTATCAACATTCGTTTTTCTGGTTGTGATACTGACACGACTACGGACAGACGTAGATGTTTTAAAAGAAAAAGTAAAAACACTATTCGATTTGTGGAATAGGGAAGGAAAATAATAAATGGCAAGTATATTTGCATTCTTAACAAAAACACTTTTAACTGAAAAAATAATGAAAGAGGTTTTGATCTTTCTTGGAGATTATTGTGTTAAAAGTTCAAAAAACAAACTTGATGATGTGCTTTGGTCAAAGGTGAAAAAGGCATTGTATAAATAGTGCGAAAATTTAAGGATTAAGGAATTGAAAAATGGCAAAAACAGATTTCAGATATAGCGACACGGATTTTTTCAGATCAATTTGTCCAGATTATGGCAAATACTTATCAAGAGTTCATTTAAAAGATTTTCTACAAGTTAGTGGGGATAAATGGCAAATGGGTAGTGTAGGAACAAGGCCGTCCCAAGTATATTTTGACGGGATGGAGGGAACAGAGGTTGCAAACTATTCTGATGTTGATTCTGTTAAGGAATGGCATTATTCAGAGAATGATGATTTACTTACTATATATGTAAGAAATACAAATGACAACCCAAATGATGATGAGGTGATTGAGATTGGAGAAGATACAAAAACATTCATTGAACAACAATTGACAAATGCCTCAATGATGTTAAATTCATTAATAATTTCAGTTTTAACACCAATACCTAAATCATTCATTTATAATGATACAGAAGGCACAGAAACCCCCGAATATGACTATGTTTTGAAACGTGCCGAATGTTTACTTGCTTATTCATCTTTGGCGGATGCAGAGGGCGAATTTGAACTCGCAGATCGATTATATGCACAAGTTACCAATTTCGAGAAAACGGGTATTGTGGATAAAATCAATTCTGGAGATATACAACTTTCACCATTTAGGGAATCAGTTGATTCATCTGGTAAAATAATCAAAGGCTCGGTATCTGGATCAATGGAAATTGAATTGTCTGGTTCATATACAGGGCAACGATATGAACGATATAAAATTGAAGTAACTACAACGGGCGGTTATGGTGTTGGAAAATGGAAATATTACTCATCAAATTCAGATCAATTATATGGAAATGTGAGTTCTGAATTTACAATTTCTGGACAAATGCAATCATTAGGCTCTGGCTTATTCGTCCGATTTGAAGGAAATTCGGCAACAGATGGGGATATTTTTTTTGTTGAATGTCGTAACGATACACCAACAAATTCAAAAGCGAACACAATAGAATTATGGCGATAACATACACAAAATCGGCTTATAATATAGAGGAAAAGGTTTACAAGGTGTTAAGCGGACATTTCCCGAATTGTTATATTTCAAGTGAATATGTGCCTCAATCTGGAGATGAATCAATTAGAATCTTTTTATCTGGTTCTGATGATATATTGACAACCAATATTTTTGAAAGAAGATCATTCACAATTGAATTAACACATTATTACAAAGATAAAGATTCAATTTCAAGAACAAAATATGTTGCAAACAGACTTGATCGTTTGAAAAGTTTATTGAATTATTATCGAAATATTGAGAATTATTGGTATGATTTACAGATCCCATCAATAGAATATGGACTTGATGAAGATGATCTTGAAGGGATGGCAATTAGTCGGTTAGTTGTCACAATGGAATCGCACAATGATATTACCGCAACAATCACAGAACAAGGTGCATCAACATTATCCAATTTCATCACATCTTGGACAACTACAACATCACCGCAGACAATCACATTACCGCTTGTTGATGATGGTAATTCGATCAATTTTTCAGTTGATTGGGGTGATGGGAGTGCAGAATCTACAATTACCGCATACAATGACACCGACATTTCGCATTCATATTCTAATGCGGGAACATATACGATGACAATAAAAGGAACAATTAGTGGTTGGAAATTCAACGACACGGGCAACAAAACGGAGATTAGAAATATTATTAATTGGGGTAATTTTAATTTTACAACAGAAAAAGGTTTTATGGGTTGTTCAAATCTAGATGTAAGTGCGACAGACACCCCGACAATCACCGCGACAGATATGGATTTTACTTTTAAAGGTTGTTCGTCATTGACAAAAATAGGTGGGAATTGGAATATGTCAAGTGTCACAGGACTTGTTTCATTTTTTGATGCCTGTACCTTATTCAATCAAGATATAAGTGCTTGGAATACTCAAAGTGCAACATCAATGTCATATATGTTTCTAAATTGCACGGCATTCAATCAAAACATTGGTTCTTGGAATACTCAAAACGTGACACAGATGGTTAGTATGTTGAGGAATGCAGATGCCTTTGACCAAGACATTTCAAGTTGGGATGTAAACCAAGTAACAAATATGAATACATTTATGTTACTCGCCAACGGACTTTCAAATGCTAATTATAATAAATTATTACACCATTGGGAAGCCGACAACCCTGTTGATGGTTTATCACCAAACTTTGGAGGATCAAACGCAGACACAACATCGGGCGGGGTGAATGGTGAAACTGCAAGAACAAATTTAATCAACAATCATTCTTGGACAATTACAGACGGGGATTCGTAGGTGAAAGAATTAAAATACAAAGATACAAACAAATATTATTGGTGTGCTTGGAGTGATACACATACACACTTTGGCCAATTATTAAATGGTCAAAAGGTAACAACAGGACTTGATAATTTGGAAAATTTTGAAACAGAAGATGAACTTAAAACAAAAGTTGATTCGCTTGAAGGTTCTGGATATTATGATAATAATAAAGGAGGGGAATAATGAAGGGATTATTCAAAGCAAAAAAGAGTTATGCAAAGGCAAAAAAATCATATAAAAATGTTTCATTTAAAAAGCACGAAAGATTGTTAAATGGGGAAAAAGTGTTTCTTGAATCAAATCCTCGTTTGCTTGGAGATATGAGTAAGTATTTAACGGAATGTAAAACAGATAATGAGGATAAATAAATGGCACTAGGAACAAATTTTAAAGCAGTTCAAAATATAAAAGCGGTAATTGGCACAGAAGCGGTCATTGGAGACGGCAATTTGCACGGCTCTGGAACGTGGTATCAATTACCATTAATCGCACCCCCAACAATAACAGAAGGAGAGGTTGCACTAGATGTTGGATCACAACAAGTAGGGAATTATGTCCCCAATAAACACCAAATGAAACAACGATTGGACAATCCATTATGGGAAATTCAATTGCAAGTTCTTGGAACAAGTGGAATGCACGATTATTGTCAAGGCTTGTTTGGTTTATTTGGAGGCTCTGGGACACTTGCATCTGATTATTCACCACCATCTTGGACAAATGGGGCAACAAACACATTCGCACAATATCCAACACAAGTTTTGTATTTATCTGGTGCAAATTATGATGCGACAAATGTGGATCAAAAGTTTTCGGGTTGTGTATGTAAATCAATTGAACTTTCTCATTCAGTTGATGGTGGTGGTATGCCAACATTGACATTGACATTTGTCACAGGATATAGAGGAACGGGTGTTAATGCGGTTGCGGGACTTACAATATCAGACAAATCAAATGATGATGCCACTCATTTTACTGCACTAACAACACAGAGAGTTGGAGATACATCAAGTGCGAATTATGATATTTTAGGATATTCATATAATGTTTCAGTTTCAAGAGATATACACAGAGTTGGATACAAAGATACAACCAATTATGAACCTTATTCTTACGAAATGGTTGGGGGTTTTGATATTTCTGGGAGTGTGACATTTAAAAAAGATAGCAATTTGGCAAATATAGATAATTATTTTACTAATGACACATTGGGAGGATTCAAATTTGCGGGGACGGGTTATAATGTTGAACTAAATGGCTTGGTTTCAAGTGTTGCAAATGATACAGGATCGGCAGAATTAAGGAATACAATAACATTACAAGGGGCGGGTGATCCAGATACAAGTGACACCATTGTTTCAATAGACTTATAAAAAGGGGATTAGATAAATGGCAATAGGCACAAGAGTTCAAAGCACACAAGCATTAAAATTAGTTTTATACCACGAAGCAACAATGGGGAATGCGGGGTTAAATGGTGGGGCAACTCGCTATCAGTTACCAATAATATCTCCCCCATCGTTTAAAGATTTATCTGCACCATTAGAACAATCACCCGCAGTTTTTG